AGATCTGCGTACGAGCTGGTCGTGCAGAGCAGGCCGTCTTCCGGCAAGTGCAGATAAACAGAGCTACCTGCTGCGATGTCAATGATGGACACTGTCGTGCCGCTTGCGCCACCATCTTTGATGGTGACAGAACCTACACCGGCCCCGGGGACGATGTAGATGCCCTTGACACGGGTACGGCCGCCGAAGATTACTCCATCGACAGCCAGTCGCGTGCTTTTAACGTCGCTGAGAAAGGCCATGTGGGCCTCCTATTACGCAGGAGTGACAGCAGTAGTGCCATCTGCATTGACCCACGTGCTGGCAGCCAGAGCGCCAGTGGCGATCTTCAGCGTACCCAGTGTGGTATCAAAAACGATGGTACCGGCAGCCTTGCCAACCGTGTTTACGGCATTGGCGATGGCAGCAATTTGAACGCTGGTAGCGGTGCGCAGCTGGATGTAACCAGCGGTTGCATCGACGTTACCAACAACGGTGCCGACAACGTCGCCAACGATAGGGCCTTCAAAGCCATTTGCGGAAGCTACGGGACCGGAGAACGAGGTTTTTGCCATGATATTTTCCTTACATGCAAGATAGGCGTATCAGTCTGCATGTCGTCAGCCGGGACTGTCTGATACACCGGAAGACCCGGAATGGGTTGAATATACGCTTTTTCCAGCAAGTGTCAACCCGTTTAACACTTCCAGCGCTTGAGCGATGCCGCCTTGCGCGTGGGCTGTCCTTTTTCGTCCTTCATGGGCCCGGGCATGCCCGACATTCGAGCACAAAACGAGTCCTTGCGGGCACCACCTTGAGGCTGGGGAGCCTTGAGATTGCTGCCCGTTTCCTTGTTGTACTTGGCGCGGCCCTTGGCCGTCAAACCAGCGCCCTTGGACACCGGCAACTTTTCACCTCGACCCACGCTCAGTGAGGGACCTTTTTTCTTGGCCATTTGATACCCCTTCCAGAATCCATCAACTATACAGCAGGGACAAAAGAAAAGGGGCCCGAAGGCCCCTTTTGCTTCTGCCCGAAGGCAGCGGTTATGCCGAACCGACGGAGCCGTAAATGCCGCGTGGATCGCTCCAGCCGAAGCTGTAACGCTCACGTGCTTTGTAGCGAACGTTGCCGGTGTCAAAGTCGCCTTCAAAGGCGGTTTTGATGTTGGAACGCTGGAACATCTTCAGACCGTTTGGCGCATCGGTCATCAGGAACCATGCATCAGGATCGGTCAGGAAGTGGTTGACGAAGTAACCTTCGGGAACCATGCCCATCGATTTGATGGCGTTAATGTCGTTATCTGCGGTTTCGGTACGCTGAGTCGATTTCATCAGGCGCTCTGCGGTGAATTGCAGTTCCTTAGGAATGATCATACGGCGAACCGACAGAGCGACCTTCAAGCCACGTTCGTCAGTGAAACCAGCGACATCGATGATGCCCTGCTCCAGCGAAGTTTCGTTCAGGTCCGCAGCCGTTGTGGGCACGTTGCTAAACGAGGGGCCAAGAGCGGTGGGGTGTGCGCTGTTGCACAGCGACACGCCGTCACCACCGTTGTACGCGCCTGTGACGTTGAACGCATTGTTCAACACAGAAGCCGCTTTAACTTGCTTGGTGTAGGACATTGAACGAGCCAGAGCCTTGGTATAACGACCTGACAGACGGTCATAGAGGTTGTCCTCAATGGCCTCTTCGGTCAGGGCGAATGCCAGAGCGATGGTTTCGTGGGTGTAACGAGCGGTAAACGATTCCTGTGCGGAATCGTAGTTCACGCCAGCGCCTTCGTTCTTCGTTGGGGCCTCGTCGAAGCCGGTCAGCATGACCTCTTCTTCAAATGCACGGTCCGAAGATTCAACGGAGAAGATTGCAGTGTGCTCGTTTTCGTAGCGGTTGTATTCCATGCCGAACAGAGCGTTCAGGCCCGGCTCCAGCTCTTTAACGAGTTGCGAACGAGAAATAGCCATGACTTAGCTCCTATTAGGCCGGTGCTGTATTAGCAACGCCAGCGCTGCCATACATGTGTGCGTTAATCTTCACAATAACATCGACGTGATTCTGGCCGAGGGTATTGTTCGGGGAGGTAAAGTTGCCTACGATTTTTAGTACGAGACCAGCGGTATTAGCAATGGTGGACGAGTCCAACTCAGTGCCAGAAACACCAGTAACCGTACTGCCTGCCGTGTAGGCGATGTTGGCATTCAGGCCGATATCAGCTTGAACGACATCTTCGTCTGCTTGGATCAGGAACAGTTGGCTTGGGTCATCAATCACATCAGCCGTAATGTAGCCGGTAGTGATATTGACGGAACCGGGGTAGTAGTTACTCCAAGTGGGCTTGCCCGACGTTGGGTCAACATAAAAACAACCATTAAACACACCAACTGCTACGGTATGCAGGGTTGAATCATATTTGACGATGTAACCAGCGGAAAGGGTAACGAGGTCACCCTGATAAATAGCGCCAGCTTGGTTGTCCGCAATGTTGTAGCCATACTGCTTCTGTGCACCAGTAGCAGAAAGGTTACCCATCGGGCGCAGACCAAAGGCTTTATCTACGTTTGCCATTTGTATCTCCTAAAGGGTTATGAAGTCTATCGACTTCCGAAAGTAGTGCGAGAGCTCCGTTCAGGGCTCTGAATACGCATAGTTGAGTGCGCGTTTTCACGCATCAACTCGTTATCTACCGCTTGGATTTGTTCTTTAGCCTTCCGGTTGTAATGCATATTTCGTTCAGCCAGAGTCTCATTTGGAATACGTGCCAAAAGCAGGCCACCGACAGAAATCACGCCCGCGTGCTTGCCATCTTCAATAGCAGGCAGGGTATCGCGATACTCTTCGGACAGTTCTTCATTGCGGACCAGTTCATAGCCCTCACGAAGTCTGCCAAAAACGTGCTGTTTGTCATTAAATCCATTGATTTCTGCACGAATCCAGCGATGCTGGAAACCTTCAGGTGCTGGAGGGGCATCCAAACGTGAAGGAGGTGCCCAAGGCTTGCGACGCGCTTCTTTCTCGCGGGTTGCACGAGGGGCACGGTCGATAGTAAGTTTTTCTTGGCTCATTTATTACTCCTTTACGTATTTGGCATATTCCTCGAGCGGAACACCCAATTTCTTTGCGATAGCAACTTGACTCGGTGATAGTTTCACCGTCCTGCGTGCACTATTTACCCCGGAACTGCGGGAAGCAGGTGCAACGGCTGGCACGTTCGACCGTTGTCTGGTATTAGTTGAAGCCGTTCGGAACCTGTTTGGAAACTCATTCCGAAGTCTGTTATCTAATTCAGTATAGTACTCGTCTGATTCAGGGTCAATGCCCTCTTCTTCGATTAATGTTTGGTGAATACCCCATGCAGCATACGTCATGGTCCGATCTTTACCAAACCACTCATTCCTTTCTGCCCAGTCCTCTGCTCGAGGGCTTGGAGTGGGTTGTCTACGAATTTGCTGCTGCTGTTGTTGTTGAAGCAGTTGTGCCTGCTGCTGTGCAGCAATATACTGAGGGTCAGGCCGCGTTTCTTCCCAATGTTGCAATTGTCGTTGCTCCATAGACAACTGCATAAGGCGTTCTTGCGCTTCTGTTTCAGTATCAATATCGCCTTCCTCACGGGCACGGCGAATAATCGACTTCAACTGCATTTGTTGCGTTTCTACTCGAGATTTGGCCTCATACACACGGCTTTGGTCTGTATTAACTAACTGGTGTTCTAGTTGGGTAGCTTTTGCCTGAACATTACGGGCATAGTCAATTGCTGCCTGCTCTCGGCGTTCGGCCTCACGCATTTTTGCTGTTAATTTAGCAATGCGTTTTTGTACATTCTCGCTAACTTGATCTAATTCGTGTTTTTCTGACTCTGCTTTTTGCGCAGGGGCAGGAGAAGACAGTATTGTTGAAGAATTATCTCCCAAAGAAGACTCCCCCTCAGGGATTTCAATACTTGTTTCTGTTTCGCCTTCGCCTAGCTCAAATTCAAGCTGATTGTCTGGTGTGATATTGGCCATAATAAGTCCTTACATGTGCAGAATGTCTTCTGGGTTGTCAATTCGGGCAAGAACTTCGTCATCATTGATGATTCGTATCTCTCCCCCATCCACACCGATACGCGCACCCGCATAGCGGCCAAAAACAATCCAATCACCCTGCTTGCACCATGCTCCGTTGGGGAATTTGCCTTCATCTTTGTAAGCTAATTCGCCAACGGCCAAAACATAGCCGCAAACCGTAGTAATTTGTTGTTTTTCAATGGTGGAATCAGCAAGGACGATGCCTCCCTTGCTCTTTTTTGCGCCTCGATAGGGCAAAATAACGATTCGCCAGCCCGTAGGCTTCGGAATACGGTCCAGAACGGACTCATTAATGTCTTCAACGGCCAAACTACCGTCATCTTTATAAGCGTCATCCAAAGTCGGAACTTTTTCCGCTTCTTCCTTCGCCCATTTGGCTTCCAGTGCTGAGATTGTCATGGTTTTGCGTTCCTTAGGAGTTTGAGTTTTTCTTTAGGAGATCACTTATTGCCATCTCCACAAATTTATAACCCTCAATCCGTCCCATCAGGAACTTGTAATGCTCCATGTCCTTCACCCCGCCGCCAACAATCACGTCTTCCGACTGTCTACGCAAGCTTCGAATAGAAGTTAGCACTTGTTCAGTAAATTCAAGCATGGATTATCCCAAGTACGCAGATAGTACGGGCCCTATCTGAAGGCTACATGCCTATTATGCATGTCTTTTTGCACTAAGACACTACTTTTACGTAATTTTTACTTTTTTGAAAGCATCTTTACGGTAAACGAAGGTCGGTTTATTGACCTGAATTGTTTCACGTGGAACATTTTTGGCCCGATTAGGGCCTGTTTCACGTTTTTGCATTGATTTATTGGGTCTGGTTGCCACGTTGGCCTCCTGTTTGAATCATTTTTGACATGGCCACTGCATTGCGCTCTGCCGCAAGTTTGTCCGCTTGCGCTAATTTGGCTTGATCGATCTGCATATCGTTCTGCTCCCGTTGCTGATCAAAAGTCAATTTGGCTTGATCAAGTTGACTGTCCATCTGATCGCGCTGCGCGGATTGAGACAACTCTTGTTTCTTCAACTCAATCAAAGGATCAGGCGGTTGTTCGTTTGCCCCAGACAACTGATCCTGCAAGGCTTTAACCTCTTGGAAGTATTGAGCAACTTTGAGAGCAACCATAGCCTCTCGTTGCAACAAAGACACCATCTTATCGGGATCAGTGCCATATGCCTTAAACAACTCGGCCTCTGTTGCCTCTTCTGCTTTTTTAGATAAATGCTCAAAAATGTGTTTTTGCAAAGAAATACCCACATTAGGCATTGCTCCTACCAATGGCGATAGGCCAAACAACAGGTGGCTCATAATGTGAGCGTCATGTTGCTGTCCGGCAAAGGCTTTCAATGGCGCACCATCCAATGCTTGCCCGTTTTCGCTTGCTGGATCTTTTGGCTTATCTACGTCTTGACTTGTCAGAAGAGCATCAATGTCTCTTACGCCAATGGCTTCATACATCCGGCGATAGGCCTCATACATGTTGTGCATTTGAGGCGCACTTTGGGCAAGTTGCAACTGCGTTTGCGCCATAGTGATTCTCTGAGCAACTGAAAAAATATTGGGGTCGGACACCGGCAGAACGTCGATTCGATCATCAAAGTCCTTTTTCTTGATCTTGCGCGACTCGCCCGGAACATCGTACGGGTACTCGTCAGGCAAGTATTCCGCAAAACCCTTGGCCAGCAACTGAAACTCCAGTTTCTGCGAATAATGCAGCCGCTTATGAATAGCGGACATGACCGAGGAGCCCTTCTCCAGCAGCGCAATCGTCGTACCCACTGCGGCATTCTGATTGCTGTCGCCTACCTGCAAATCCGTAATCGACGCCATACGGCGGCCCGCATCCACGCAGAAACCCATCAACGCAAACAACGTCTGGCTCGGCTCCTTATAAGGCAACGGCAGCAGCGACTGCTGCAAGTCCATACCACCCGCATCAATGTCACGCCACTCACCCGGAGAGATCGGCACATCATCATTCTCGATCCGCGCACCCTTAGCCTTAAAGCCCGCTGGCAAATTGCTCAACGTGCCCGCATCCGTCAACTGACGCAGTGCAGCAGAAGCAGTCTTCGTCAAGCCGCCAATCAAGTGCAAGAAGCCCAAGCCATACGCACCGGGACCCTGCACCAGCAGGTAGTGAATGTAGTACTCCTGACGCTCTTTGCGATCTTCTTTCTCTTTCCAGTTGCGGCGAACACCCACCACCC